TGACCCTACGGTACTCGGTATCAAGCCTATCCCGAACATCAACGATAAGATTAAGGCTATGCTTAATAAGTATCGTGCTGAAACTATCGACATCGAGGACATCACTTTTGAAGAAGCTGACCTCGAATTGTCGGAACTTTTTCCGACAATCGACAAAGCGAGTGGCGATTGTCAGCCAACGGCTGGTACGCCATTTGACGAGCCTTTGTCAACAAGAATACCCAACCCCTAATAAGGAAGACGACAATGAGCAAGAATGATAAATCCGTTTACTTCAACACGCCACAGCGATTGACGCAACTTATCGGGGCGAACACTACCGTGATCGTCGCCGGCCGTCGTACTGGTAAGACGGACTCCATTGCGTCGCCTTTCGTGCTTCGTAATATGCAGAGAATGCCCGGCTCTACAGGGGGTATCGTCGTGCCTACTTTCAAGCATGGCTTGACGAACACGCTCCCAGGCCTCTTCGCTGCTTGGAAGCGTTGGGGATTTATCAATGGCATTCATTATGTCGTCGGTCGTCGCCCACCCAAGTCGTTCGCTAAGCCTATCATCGAGCCGTCGGACTATGAGCATGTCATATCCTTTTACAATGGCTCGTGTGCAATTATCATTTCACAAGATAGACCGGGCTCGTCTAACTCGCTGACGCTCTCTTGGATTCTTGTCGATGAAGCGAAGTTCGTGGATTATGAACGGCTTAAAGATGAAACACTTCCTGCTAATGGTGGTATCAAATCGCATTTCGGTCATCACTCATGCAATCACTCGATGATGATTCTTTCGGATATGCCTCAGACTCAGAAAGGCTCGTGGTTCTTGCACTATGAGGACAAAATGGATAAGGAACTTATCGCCACCATTGAGGGTACTGTGTATGAGATATGGAGAACTAAGGAGCGTATTCGCGCCCTTAACGCAAAGGGTGTGGCTGTTCCCCCTTATCTCAAATCGTACATTCGTCGCCTCGATACAAACCTGAATAAAATGCGTTCGGTCGCTGTTTACTATAAGGAATATTCTTCTATCGAGAATCTTCAGCTCCTTGGCGAAAACTACATCAAGCAGATGAAACGCGACCTCACTCCGAAGACTTTCCAAACCTCTATCCTGTGTCAGAGGATCGGAATAGCCAAAGACGGATTTTATTCATCGATGAAAGAAAGTCATAAATACAACGCCTCGGATTTCGCTTACCTCGATTCGCTCGGCTATGACTTTAATCCTAACTTGCTCGACTGCCGTGCTGACGCTGATGTCAATCCTCATGCTCCAATCTGCATTGGTATGGACTATAACGCCAATATCAACTGGATTGTTGCCGGTCAGCCTAATGGCCGACGATTGAACATCATAAAGTCGTTTTATGTCAAATTCGAGCGTAAAATCCCTGCGCTTATTGAGGAGTTTTGTCGTTACTACGCCAATCATCAAAATAAGACGGTGGTCTATTATTACGACACTACCGCTCTCGGTGCAAACTATGCCGTAAACGAGCAAGATTTCCACTGGGTAGTCTGTCATGAGTTTGAGCGTCATGGGTGGCAAGTGGAAGATGTGTATCTCGGCAATCCTATGCGACACGATGAAAAATACCTCTTGATAAATCAAGGTTTTGCAGGGAAACAAAGGCTTATGCCTTTCTTCAACCGTCAGAATAACGATGACCTTATCCTCGCTATACAGTCGGCTGGCGTGACTCGTGGTCGCAATGGTTTTCGTAAGGACAAAGGTGGCGAGAAGTTAGCCGAAACGGAAGAAGATTTGCTTCAACATCGCACCGACGGAACAGACGCGTTCGATACGCTCTACATCGGTTGCGAGAAGTTCCCTTACAGAGAGATTATGCCATACTCCTCAAGTGGAGTATTATAATTTATTTTGTTTAAGAAATTGCTTCACATCAAAACACGGACAGTCTCTATTTGACAATTCATTGTGTCCTAAAATTTTTATGATTGGATATTTATTTTTGAATCCTTTGCACAACTTTATCAATGAATCGACTTGCTTCTCATTCATCGTATTTTTAGGATTACCAAATGAGTCCAATCCTCCAACATAACATACTCCTATACTATTGGCATTATATCCCAAACAATGAGCCCCTTCTATTTTAATGTCTCGACCTACATGCACACTCCCATCTATATAAATAACATAATGATAACCAATATCATTGTAACCTTTCTCTATATGCCATCTACGAATATCATTAACCGTTACATCTTCATTTTCTTTTGTTGCACTACAATGTAAGATAATTGTATCAATGTATCGTTCGTTAGTTTGCTCAAACTCTAAATATCCAAATGGTTCGACAAAATCTATTCCTTTTATATTATATTTTACATTGTTCTCTTGTATTATCTTTTTTGCAATTAAAGTAGGATAAAACCTATAGATATGATTTTTTAAGTTCCTTTTTAGTTGAGAAGTCTTATTCAACAATGCTTCATGAAAATGTAATGGTCTTGGAATTATATATGTCAACACCAATATTTCTGTTGTTGATAATTCTTTACACTTTTTACCAAAATAATATTCTGAAGCATCTTCTATCCCATAGACACCGGGAGCAAATTCTATCATATTTAGATATAACTCTAAAATATCTTTTTTATCTATTTTATAATAGTTTTCCATTAGCAATGCAACTATTGCTTCTTCAATTTTACGAATTATACATCTTTCATTATTTAAAATACAATTTTTTATTAATTGCTGGCTTATAGTACTGCCTCCAACTTTTAACTTTTTAGTTTCTATATTATGTCTTAATGTCAACCCTAATGATATTTTGCTGATTCCTCTATGTAATCCAAATGTAGGATCTTCCGTAGATATTATTGTCCCAATTATCTGCTTTGGAATTAAATCATATCTTAAATAATTTGATGCAATATGCTTTCTTTCTGTGAGTTCTTTGTGTAAATATTCTTTTGAGAAAGAAAAGTCTTCTGAAGAAATATTTAAGTATTGATGATTATTAAATAATGCATTAAATTTTGGAAGTTGAGATTTTGTGTCATGTTGGTAATACATTGATAAGGATAATAGTGTATTATCCTTAATTTTATTTATATATGTCGATATTATATTATCTGAAAGCAATTCTTTATATTTATCGATACTTATATTTTCTATTTTTACATAGATTTCAGGAATATTATTGTCTCGTATTAGTTGTAAATAGCATCTAATCCCATTGAACATTATTACAGAAGTTGCACTTTTAGTCAATAAATTATACTCCAGATAGACTTCTATATATGGAACAAGAATTGGGTTTTTCGAAATTTGTTTACTATTTAACCATATGTTTTTTATAGTTAAACTTATTTTTTTGCGAGTCCCCAATATATTGATTAAATTCTTAAAACCAAATAATATAGTTCCAAAAGACACTATATTTTCTTTGCTCTTATTTTCTATTTTGACATTTTTAAATATTGGCAATGGAAACAACTTAATTTTATTCATTTTTATAGCAATTCCGTATTGCTCTAGCCGTCTATTTATCTTGGATATAAACCAATTACTGATATATGCCATAATTTCCTATTTCTGTTGTATATAATATATTATACGTATATAGTAAGTTACTCCGATTCTTTTAAGTCTTATATTTGATGATGTTAAAATTTGCCTTGTCAATATTTCCAAAATTGTTTTTGGTAATTCATATTGAAAATTTCTATTTTTATGATATATTTTAATTGCGACTGACAATACATATAATATCTTACAATATAACCAGTTCTTTGCTTCTTCATTCATATTATGATTACAAGCAAATTTATACATATCCAATCCAACTGCCATTAAATTATCAGCCTTAAAGTTTGTTTCCTTATTGCTTGTTGTTATTGAATGCTCTCTTATTTGGTAAATATAATGAAACTCTCCACTGACATAAATCTTACATGGCAAACACATTGATGTTGTTGTCCATAAATCATCTTCTGACATCCGATGTAAAAATTTTAATTTGTATTTTTCTATAAAATCTTTTCTATAGAAATAATTCACTGCAAGTGGTATAAATGTATCATTGCTCATCAATGCTATATAGCAATCTTCTCCATTATATATTTTATTTTGCATAGATACATCTGCTATTCGATATTCATTTTCTCTATTTTTGAATTTTAAAATAGTTCCTCCCATTGCAATATCTGCAGAAGATCTTTCAATAGCATGATACAATCGTTCAAAACTTTCGGCTATTATATAGTCATCACTGTCTATAAACGCAATAAATTCGCCCTTACTTTTTAAAATCCCTAAATTTCTCGCTTCTGAAACCCCTTTATTATCTTGTCGAAAAAGTCTGATTAGACCTCCTTCTGCATATCTCTTCAGTATACTATATGAGCTATCTGTTGAGCCATCATCAACAACTATTATTTCTTTTGGAATATTGATAGCCATTACAGACTCTAAACATCTAGATATATAATCCTGAGAATTATACATTGGTATAATTATAGATAATACTTTATTTGATAACATAGGATTCTTAGCCTTTTTCATAAATTGTTTTTAACAATTCCGCTTTTGAAATTTGTTGGTGTAACCTTGAATTATAGTTACTATTATAACTTCTTGGGTGTGTTAAATGAAATAATACATTTTTACTGCGATATATTGCATATCCATTGTTCATAAATCTTATATACCTATCATAGTCATCATCTCCCCAACCATAATAATTCTCATTCTCGCCACCTAACAATCTAAATGTTTCGGTGTGCATAAGTACAGCACCACCAGTTAGGACATATGGCTGCAACCTCTTCATTTTTTGCATATTATCAACAAGTATGTCAAATTTTTGTTTTTGTAAATATACTTGTCTAATTATACTAGATGTATCCAAACAAACACCATTGTATGGTAATGCCAATGTTACTTCCCCCTTTTTCAACTTTTCAAAACACTCTAAAAAAGATTCTTTATATGCAATTACATCAGTATCCCATATTCCAACAAATTCTGTCGTAACATTCCTAAGCATTTCATTAAAATGCTTTGTTTTATGTAATATTGGATCTCTATCTATAACGAATTCATAATTTGTGAAACTTTTCACACTTGATTGTATAATCTTGTTATTATAATTTGTAGCTTCCCGAATATATACAACAACATTAGAAAAAGAGCTCAAAATACGTATAATCTCAACTACATTCTCCAATCGTTGGATAGTGTCTCCCCTATATAGAATCATTATTGTTATTTTACTATCCATCTTATCTTTTGATATCTTTTTGTATTAAACACTTTATCAATGCAACTCCACAGTAACCGTTATATAACCCTAAATGGTTTTTTAGATATGCTTCATTTGTGATTAATCTATCCATTTCTTTTGAGTTATCAATCTCTTGTATTATATTTTCTCCAATAGAGATAATATTATCATGAAATTCTGGAATTTCTCTTGCTAATAAATAGATACTACTTAACCCATTTTCTAAATAAATTAATCCTTTACATTCATTTTCGATAATATTTTGTAATGAAATTGATTCAACAAGCATTTTTCGGAAAGAATCCCAGTTGTTTGGCAAGTTACATTTTTTTAAAATTGACGTCAACCCAAAAAGTAAATACAACCTATTAGACTCTAATATTGGCATTTTATAAAGGAGCTTGTGCGAAATCACCATTAATGCCTTTTGTATACGCTCTTTATACAATCCTTGAGCTAAAACTAATGATAAAACATATAAGATTTTTGGCAAATTATAGTTTAAAGAATATCTTATAGGCTCTACCATTGGATCTATTGTCATTGCAACTATTATACTATCTACTTTATCACATATTAATTCAGTATATAACATCTTTTCAATATCATTTTCACAATATTCATATCGATAGACTAAATATAGCAAAATTTCAATTTCTTTAGAAAGGTCTTTTTTAAAAAGATTGTCATCGTATGCAATTATTCGAAAAACTGCATTATCAATCTCTTTTAATAATGATGGTATTCTTCCAACTATAATACCCTTTTTGTTTAGCAACATTGTTGTCAATGCGATACCAGTCAAACCTCTTCTTAAGCAAATATTCCCATTTAACTCCTTCAATCTCAAACATAACTGAGAATATAGTCGCTTTGTTTTTTTATTACTCAATTCAGATAGATAAATACACAATCCCATCGAACCATAATATAGCCCTATATTATCATGGGAAAATAATCTTTCTAGTCTTTTAATTTCAATCATATTGTTTTATTCTTGAATACGTCTTAATTCTTGCTGATTTATCACACTTCGTTTTACTGAGTGTTTAGCGGAAGTAAATTGATAGCTTAATGTTAATGATGCATATCTTGTATCGTATTTATTAATATGGTGTTGATATATATATGGACTATATTGAGTCCATGATGGCGTAACGCTTCTTCTAAAAATATCATTTA